ATATCATCAATGAAAATATCAGCAGACGAAATGGTATGGTGAGTGTATTGACAGGCAGTGGTGGATCAGGTAAAAGTTCATTGCTCTTAAATATGATGAAAGAAAAAAAAATGTATAGCGGTATGTTTAACAATATATTTTATTTCTGTCCATCATCATCTTTTAATAGTGTTCAACACCATCCATTTGAGAAACACGATAAAGTTTATTTTGAACTTACCGTAGAAATATTAAATCAAATTTATAATCAATTAATAAGTATAAAAGAAGAATCAACAGAAAAGAAAGAGAAAAAAGAAAAAGCATATATAGATGATGAAACAGACGATGAAGAGGACGAAAAGAAAGAGATTCAATATTCACTAATATTAATAGACGATATGGCAAACTATTTAAAAGAAAATAGAATAAATGCTCAACTTAATAAAATGATTGTGAAATCGAGGCATCTTTGCTGTTCCTTCATATTTTGTCTTCAATCGTATTATCTTATGCCAAAAATCCTAAGAAAACAAATAACTTATATATCAATCTTCAAAACAAAAAATCAAGAAGAATGGAACGGTATAGCGAAAGAATTACTAAATTTATCAAAAGATGATGCATTAGCAGTGTTTAACTACGTTTTTAATGAACCTTATACACATATAGATATTGATTTAGTAACAAATACATATTATAAAAATTTCAATTTATTATCATTTAATGATACTTAAAGATAAGATGATATAAGATATTATAAGATAATATGCCTAAACTTCCAACAGACTACTCTCAAACAATAATTTATAAAATAGTTTGTAATGATTTAACTATTAATGATGTATATGTTGGTCATACAACAAATTTTATTAAAAGAAAATCATATCACAAATATCATTCCCTTGATGATAATTTAAAACTTTACAAAAATATTCGTGATAATGGGGGATGGTCATGTTTCTCAATGATTGAATTAGAAAAATATAAATGTGTTGATGCTAATGAAGCAAGAGCACGTGAAAGATATTGGTATGAAGTATTGAATGCGAACTTAAATTCAAAGAAACCGTTGATTAGTGAATATGAAATTATAGAGTACAATAAAGAATACCAAAAAGAATATTGGGTTAAAAATAAAAATAAACTAAAAACTTACAAAGATATTTATATGAAAGAGAATAAAGAAAAGAAAAAGGAATACGATAAAATATATCGTGAAAAAAATCAAGAAAAAATCAAGAAACGCCGTGAAGCGAATAACGATGAAATCAACAAAAAGCAAAGACAAAAACGATTAGAAAAGAAATTAGAATTAAACAGTAAATAAAAAAATCTATATATAATGTATATGTCTAAAGAAGATATTAAGAGAATAAATAATTTATTAAAAAATGGAATCATACCAGTAGAATTAGACTTTGTCAATACTTCACCCAATGACCCGATCGACTGGGAAAAAGTGGCATATAATACATTTTATAAAACACCAGAATTTTTTATTAATAAATTTCCTCCTGGTTTTGAATCATTGCCTGGTTGGGAAAAAATTGTTGATAAAATGATAAGTAACGCTAAATCACCGTTAGAAGAAATGGAGGCACGCCAAAATGAAAAATTAAAAATCGATTTAGAAAAAATATGTATAAATGATATAGATGAGCAAAATTAATTTTTATAATGCTGTAAAAAATTCGTATTCTGATAGAAACAATCAAAAAAAAGCATTTGTTAAAGAAGGTTATGTTTTTGATAGTGATTTATCTGATAATGAAAAACAAGTCTATTTTAATCCAAGTGATAAAAAATTATTATATACTGTGAAAGGCACTAATCCATTTAATCTAAGAGATTTAGGCACAGACGCATATTTAGCGTTTGGACGATTAAAAGACACCAACAGATTTAAAGAAGCACAATCAACTTTCAATAAAGCAAAACAAAAATATAATCCAAAAGAAACAGTTCTCGCCGCGCATAGTTTAGGTGGAACAATCTCACAATACATAGCAGGAAAAGATGATAAAGTTTATACTTTAGACAAGGGTTCTACAATAGGTCAAAAAACACGTTCAAATGAGACTGCTTTTCGAGTCCAAGGAGATGCAGTTTCCGCTCTTAATGCAAATTCAACAAGAATGAAAACATTAAGAAATCCTAACTGGAAAACAGGAATTATTCCGCTGGATGCTTATATTGCTCATGATGTTGATAATATAAAAGATAGCAAAATATTTATCTGATTTAATATATATGAGTGAGTTATTACAAATACATCTTAATTCAAAAAATGCAGATAGATTTATGAGCGGAACATCAGACATTGAATGGGATTTACCGTTGATTGAAGCACCTCTTCAACACACTATTTATTTAAGTGTTCAAAATTGCGTTATACCATATAGTTTTTATAATATTGATTCAAATAATAATTTTTTACAATACATTCTTTATGATTCTATGCAAAATACATATAATATAAATATTGAAACTGGTAATTATAACCCATATCAACTCATAAATGTTTTACAAAAGAGTATGCAAGGTTTCACAATAACTTATGATTCAATTAAAAATAAATTTACATTTACAAATAATTTATATGAATTTAGATTTCAAAATGTTTCAACTTGTTTAAGATTAATTGGTTTTGAAACTACTGTTTTAAGTACAAACAAAACATTAAAATCAATAAATAGTATAAATTTACAAAGTCATCATTGTATATGTGTTCAATCTAATTTATTGACAGGTTCAATAAACTCAGCAAATAAATATGAAAGTAATATTATTTGTTCTATCCCTGTCGATAAACCACCTTTTAGTATGATTACCTATATAAATCATAATAACTTAAAATACAATTTATTTAATAACGTAATATCTACAATGAGACTTAGATTAACTGACCAGAATAATAATTTGATTGACTTGAATGGATGTAATTGGAGTTGTACAATTCAATTGGAGATAATAAAATTTGTAGAATAAAATTTTATAAAGAAAAATAAAATTTATATATAAAGTATATATATAAATGATTGGAATAAAGAAAACTAAGAACACTAACTTTTTAGGACAAAAATCTAATATTGCTTATAACACTATAGGAAATAAAACAAAAAATGGAGACTATGCACCACACGCTAACATTCAATCCAATGAAGTTTATGAAAATAAAAATATGGAAGTTAATCATCCAACAGGATTAAAACATAATAAATCTGTTTATCAGAAATCTTATTTAGAGAAGCAGAGAACCTAGGGGTCAATTCTTAGGTATGGACATAGTCCAACCTAAAGAATTAATGACGCTAAAAGCGTCGTCCCCGCACCCTTCCTAAACGAGTGTAACCATTCTGAAAATATCATAAGAAAATTTTATTACTCAGGAAAGGGGTCGTAGGGGAAAACGTAGTTTTCCACACATTTAGAGAAGAAATAAAACAAATTATTTTAAAATTTTAACATCTTTTTGAATTTTTTATATAACTATATTATATAAAGAAAAATGCTTCCGAAGAATGTCAAATACCAGTCAAAACTTGAGTCAAGTTTAGCGAAAAGTTATAAATCAAACCTGCAACCCCAAAGTGGGAATGTCTTTGGGTTGGGCGAAACTCTGCAATTTAATATACCAACCCGCAATAATTTACTGTTATGTCCTACAGAATCTTTTTTAAAATTCAACGTCGTTGTAGGAAATGCAACTGGTGGTGCATTAAGCGCCAGGTGGGATTCATGCGGCGCACATGGAATCATTTCTCGAATTCGTGTTTATCACGGAAGCAACCTCCTAAGTGAGATCAATGAATACGGATTATTAGCAAAATTATTATTTGACGTCCAAGTTCCATTTGACGCTACAGTAGGAAAATACAATATTTTGGCAGGAACGAGAAGTGATTTAACAGCAACGACAAACACCGCAGGTGTATATGCTCAAAATGCTGTAGTCAGTGTTTTTAACACTAATTCAGGTGATGTTTTTTGCTCTGGTCTTGCTGACGCTACTGACTCTCCTTCAAAGACTTACTGTTTAAATCTTATTTCTTTAGTTGGCACATTGTGCCCAAATGTCTATCTCCCATTATTTGCTATGACCAGTGCCCCACTCAGAGTCGAGATAACTCTTGTTGATAACCTCAATAAAGCAATGGCATTAACAACTGGTGTTGGTGCAACCTTAAAATTAAGTAACTGTGAATATGTCGGGAATTTCATTGAGGTTTCTGATGAAGCAATCTCTCTCATTTCTCAATCACTGAATGGACAACCACTTCAATTTTGCGTTCCTGATTATAGAAATTATCAATTTAGTTCTACATTAAACAACTCAATTTCACAAATTTCATTTCCCGTACCATCAAAATTTTCATCATTACGTAGTCTTTATTTTACAATAAGAGATAAACTCAGTGGAGCAGATACTTTTTTCCCATTTTCATCAGTAACTAAAAAATTAATAGATTATCAAGTCAGAATTGGTCCAAATCTTTTCCCATCGAAACCACCTTCTACAATTCCAGAATTTTTTTCTGAGTTACTTAAAAGTACTGCTTCAATGAGTGATTTAAATCATCATCCAGCAATCGATAATTTTTCGTATTCTTTACAAGACTCTACCGCTAATGGTCATAATGTATTAAATGTAAATTCTGGTTCATTTTACATTGGAATGGATTTAGAAAGTTACGCAAACACACACGACCAATTGTTTCAAGGATATAATAGCGTCAATGACGATGTTTATCTCATTGCAAATTTTGCCGCTCAAGCAGCGAATACAAACACTCGTTTTGATGCATTTGCATTGTTCGATGCTGTGATTATTTGTGAAAATAATTCTTGCTATGTTAAATACTAAGGCAGAGAAAACGTAGTTGTCAATTCTTAGGTATGGACAAAGTCCAACCTAAGAATTAATGACGCTGAAAGTGTCGTCCCTGCACCCCTTTCCTCACAAGTTTAACTATAAAAAGAATTATTGTTTTAATTATTTTAAAATAAATATTGACTTTTTTAAACATTACAATGAACAATTATTAATATAAATATTATATCAATAGTCAATCATAAAAGTTTAATTTGTGAGGAAAGGGGTGCGGGGAAAACTACGTTTTCTCTGCAAATAATTATCTTATATAGTAATATAATATAATGTCTGATTTTAACACTGCATCTATAACTTTAAAAACAAGTGATTTTTCTACTCAACCCGATTTTTTGTATGGTTCATCATATGATTCTGGGCAATTTTCAGCAAATGCTAAAATGAGCAGTATGACTTGGAAAAATATTAATTTAAGAGATATATTAGGTGATATGTATAATAAATACGAGTATTTTAATATATGTTTAAATACTGTTTCAACTTCTATAGCAAATCTTATTGATGCGAATACAGATGCAAGAAACGTTTCTATAAGATTAAGCGGTCTAAATTTTATTAACCAGGGGTATTCATCAAAAAGTTTAAATAATAACAGTGACACAACAGTGATTGGAGCATTTAATTTTGTTCCTTCGAGTGCAGTTACGAAGGAATATTATGGAAGTAATATGGCGAGTTTTAGAAAATCATCTGATATTGTTGATATAAAAATAGAATATGCGAGAATTACAGATGATATAGTTCAAAATACTACTCCGCTTTTTACTGCTGTTTCATCCTTAACAGGAACTGGTTCTCTGGGTTCTTCTTCTTTAACTATATCAGCGAATGCAAGTACTGCTGGTGTTGTTATTGGTTCGAGATTTACTGCTATTGCAAATACTATTTCCGCTAATACTTATGTTACATCTATTCCTTCTAATTTAGTACTTACACTTTCAAAACCATTATTAGGACCGATGAGTGCTACATCATTCGTAGTAACACCTATTCTAACTTATCCTAATACTATTTTTATCTTTGATATAGTGGGAATACCCCAAAGAAATCTTAATGCATAAAATGTAACCTATTCTTTTATTCATAGATTACTTTTTATTTATCTTTATATATACTATATGGAAAAGAACGCTAAACAGTTAATTTATTATCATAAGTACAAGAAACAATTAAAATACTATTATGATAATAAAGACAAAAGACTACTTTACATGAAAGATTACAGGAAAAAACATAAAGAAAAAACTGAAAAACCTGATATTAATTTTAAAATTTCATATGGTATATATATTTTGTATTTTGATTAAAAATCTTACTTAATAATATGTATAAAATAACAAATTACTCATACAATCAAGCAAAAAAATTAAATGTTGAAATAAAACCATCAACAAATAAAAAAAAGAAAATAGATGTTTATAAAAATAATATAAAAATAGCATCTATAGGATTAATTAATTACAACGACTATCCGACTTTTATAAAGGAAAAAGGAATTGACTATGCTAATGAAAGACGAAAACTTTATAAACAGAGACATAAAAATGATTTAAATGGTAAAAATGGATATTACGCAAATAAAATATTGTGGTGAAACTCAAAAATAATTTTGAATTAATTATTTTTAAGTAATTTTTTTCTCATATATAATTATATGAAAAACTTTGAAAATTGTATTGTTTATAAAATATACTCCATTGACAATCAAGTAACTGAATTCTACATAGGTAGTACAATAGATTTACGTAAAAGATTATATGTACATAAGCATCATTGCAAAACTAAAAATATTAAGTTGTATAATTATATTAATGAACATGGCGGATGGTCAAATTTCAAACATGAGATTTTAGAGACTTTTTCATGTGAAACATCATTACAAAAATTAGATAAAGAACGAAGTTATATAAAAGATTTAAAACCATCACTTAATATGAATTTACCTTTTTGTAATAATCAGGACATGAAAGAGTATAAGAGAAATTATATGAAAAAATATTTGAAAGATCCAAAGAATGAGCACCATAAAGAATACTATAGAAATTATATGAAGTTATTTATGAGAAAAGTATATGAGAAAAGAAAATTAAAACTACAAAATCAAAAAGAAGTTAATAATAGCAATCTTTTAAAAGAACAAATCGAATTATTAAAGAATGGATTAGTATATTTCGATTAAGCAACGAGTTTTACCATTCTGAAAATATTATAAGAAAATTTTATTAGTGAGGAAAGGGGTCGTAGGGGA